ATGCAACGAAACTAATGGAAGCCCTCGTTATCATCGAGCAACAACAAACTCCAGAGCCGACGGAGTTTACAAAAAGAGCCAGAAGGCGTATCACAACCGACAGACAACTAATATCGAGAGTTGAGGATACCGAGGAAACGATAGCTTATTTAGTAATAGCCGATGAAGCATTAACAAGACTGGGAGAAGCCTGCAAAATCATCGAGCGACAGGCAGCCGACCTTGCAAAGAAAGAAAGTTAAATGTTCAAGCCCCCGACAATACAGGAAGCCAAAGAATACGCAGACTCAATCGGCTTCAAGACTTTCGAGGCCGAGAAGTGGTGGCATTGGTACAATTCTAAGAATTGGAAAGTAGGCAGAGGCAAGGGAACTAAAATGACAAGCTGGAAGTCGGCTGTCTGGACATGGTTCGCCGGAACGTTTGAATGGCGAGAATTGCAACGAAAGAAAAATACTACCCGCCAAAAGGTAGAAAAACAACGAGATGATTATACTAATTATATCCAAACCGCCACTGAAATCAAGCTCAAAGAGATGCACAAAGCCCCTGAATGGGAACATATTTACTGGCTCATAGATGAGTTAAGACCAGAGATTAAGGGATAAATAATATGGATATACACAAGAACGAAAAGAATGAATTAAGGCTTTGGGCTAAAAATGATATTGTACCAAGTGATTTACAGGGATTGTGCACACAAGCCGCAAGTTCTATTGTGAAACTTCAAGAGCGAATCGAAGAGTTTGAGACTAAAATAGAAAAAGCAATAATCCTTCTCAAAGCCCGCAATTATGTTTATTTGGATAACGGATTTAAGGCATTGGCTATATTGCAAAGAAAGGATAAATGATATGGGAAGAAACTGGAGTCCCAAGTATAAAGTCAGATGTAAATGTGGATGGACAGGAATGCGTGCCGTTATTGCCAGAAAATGTCCAAAGTGTAACTTTTGGTATCCTCCAAGAAAGGATAAATGATGTTAAAAAAGCAAAAAGGAAATATGTACGAATTTGTGAGTCATACCTGGAGCCCGATTCGGGGAAAGTGCAGCCACGATTGTTGTTATTGTTATATGAAAAAATGGGGCAAACAGCCACCTCTGCATATTGACGAGAAAGATTTGGAAGTAGATTTAGGAACAGGGAATTTTATTTTTGTATGTCATACTTGCGATATGTTCGCAGAAGATGTGCCGGATATATGGATTCGACAGGTGCTTAACCGAACGCGCAGATACAATAATAAATATCTATTTCAATCGAAGAATCCAGAACGGTTTATAGAATATTGCGAAGCATTCCCGAAGGATGTTCTTTTTGGTACTACTATTGAAACCAACCGAGATATTGTCAAATCAAATGCACCTTCTGTAACAGAGCGAGCAAAATGGTTAAGACTGTTATCGTGTGAACATAGTTATGAAACGATGGTTACGATAGAGCCGATATTTGATTTTGATTTAGAAGAACTTATTGACCTAATTGAAACTGCATTGCCAGAATGGGTCAATATCGGTGCGGATAGTAAAGGTCATAATTTGCCAGAGCCATCAAAAGAAAAAGTCAGGGCTTTAATTAGAGATTTAGGATTATATACCCAGGTAAAACTAAAAGGAAACCTGAAAAGGATTATTGAGCCTTCTTGATGGCAGCTTCAACCAATTCTTTATCTTCTTGTAATTCCAAAATAGGTCTTGGTACTTTACAAACAATAGCATTGATATACGATAAACCTACTTTACATGCAGCCAGCAGGTCGTCCCGTTGCTGTTCAGCTTTTTCAAGTAATTCCAGAGCTTTATCGAAATCTTGGCCACATTGTTTATCGGAGAAACAAACAAGACCATTATTCTTGAGGCATACTTTTGAAAATTCACTCATAATATCATACCTTTCATTAAAGACCTATTTCAGCCTATATAAGCCAAATCCAGAGCCACCACGTTAGCTGTGCTGGACGAACTGCCTGCCAAGGGTATCAGAGTGTCCTATTAGCCAGCAATAGCAGCAACAGGCTCAAAACACTTGGCACAGATGACATTACCAGGTGTAATTCTACGCACACAAGGGATGGCCGCAAAGCTATCGATTTTGGCTTCGTTATGCCCACACTTGGGACATACAAACGGCTCTTTTTCTTTTTTGTAATGCTTTTCATTCATATCGCCAAACATTTTCTCATTCTCCTTTCAAAAGATAAGCAGGTACAGCCCCCACCAAAACAAAATAAGGTAGATAATCATTAACAACACTATCCAACTGTATCTGTGTTTCATTTTATTCCTTTCAAATAACAGCATACGCCGGAGCGTTGTCGGCTGTTAGTAAGTACCGCCCTTTATTATCCTTTTAATGGCTCTGGTTACTCGCTTTAGTTCTGCAAAAGTAAGATAGTTAAAAATCGTTGCGAGGGTTTCAATATCGGCAGGTGTCATACTTTCAGTTTCTTCTTTGAGAATTGCAAGTATTTCCGCTTTACTGTAACATCGTTTCTTTGCCATTTTCGCACCTCATAAATAAAGCCCGCCAGCGCAAACGACTACTCGACTAAAAGAGTTGAGAACACCGGCGGGCGATTGTTTGTAGTTTTGATTGTTTAGTCGAGTAATCATTATGAGTATATTATCGACCATTTTTGCCTATTTGTAAAGAATAATTTACTTGACAGCAATCCCACCAAGTGGTAAGTATAGTGATATAAAGCCCTTATAAGCGAAAATATATTTTATTTTAAGGCTTGACAAGTGGTGGAGAATATGTTTTAATTGTGTTTGTGATTATCGCGACGTAGCTTAAGGAAAAAAAGCAACCGTCAGCAACCGCGGTTAACTGGCGGATAAGTTCCGAGGTGAGACCCCTTGGCGTTGCGTCCGAAAACGAACATATTTGCAGGGTAGCAAGTATGATAAAAGTAAAAGGAGTTACGAATGTTAGTCATAGGAAGACACAAGGACGAAAGTATTATTATTGACGGTCGCATAGAAGTTACTATTTGCGACATTCGGAAATTGACAGGGAATACCCAGGTGCGGCTCGGCATAACAGCACCAAAAAATATTCCTGTCCATCGCAAGGAAATACAGGAAGCAATAGACAGAGAGAAATTATCTGCGGTCGGCTTACAGTCATAACCACGACTATAGGCCGTCCGCTTTTTTTATATAAAGAGTCAGTGGTTATGACAAACAGGCTTATCCTTGATTATGGTATTTGAATCAAAAAAAGACCGAATGGGAACGATAGCGACAATAAGCCATACCGACAGCAACGTAAAAGTGGGAACCCCCGGCGTTGTGGCTGGCACAAGTGGGGTATATACAATGTGCTTTGGCTATTTTAACCTGTTAAAGTAACATAGACTCATAGAATACAAAGATACCAAACGAGGCTAATACCCCCGTTTGTGTGTCGGTCTAAGAATATGAAAGGATAAAAATGAATAAAATAAAGACATTTTTAAGGAATCTGAAATCGGTTCACCATAGAGTTATGATGCGTTATTTAAGAAAGCGGGGTTGGGTCGTATTTTATTTAGAGTCTCAATATCGGGATTGTAAAGGCGTTTGTTGGCTTAAACTTTATAATTCGGAACTAAAAAGGACAGCATAAGGCAGGAAAAATGAAAGCACTATTGTTAGTAAAAGAAATACTGACCATTGTCGAGAACGAAGGCGATTTGGATGTTGACGTTTCGGTAGCAAAGCAAAAGGAATCAGACCAACAATATTTAGTGGCTGAGATGTAAGAAAATGCCAGAAAAAGACTTGGACAAATTCATTGAATTAGCAAAAGAGGCCTTTAGCCAAGTCCCGGAGATAACGCTTGCCGAGGCCGTTGGAGCCTTGGAACTGATAAAGAACGATATTATGCAAGATGCGCGCGAAGAATGATACAATTTATGAGAGAGTTAAATAGTTGTGGGTACTGACTTTAGCAGATATGAGCACTTGAAAAGTGATTCAAATATTGGCAAAGAAGAGCTTGAGACGGATTGCGAGACCGACCAGCCAATAACAAGCAAAGAAGAGGCCGACAAAGTAGCTCGTGAGTATTTCAAGGTATCCGAACAGCCAAGTCAAAATGCAATGATTTTCGAGCAAATAGAGGGCTGTTGCGACATTATAGAGAAGCTGCTTAAAGAATTGGCTCCGCAGACAGAAGACGTTAAAGGATGCCTGATAACTCATAAGTCTTGGAGAGCTAACAACCTAAGACACTTGAAAGGGGCTTTTGAATGATATGTAAGGAAAATAAAACCCCTGAGCCTGATAGTCGTGGTGTTTGCTCATTATGCCGGCCACACCGAGCTTGTCGGCGATGTAATGATTGTGGTAGATTTCGACCTTTGTAGGTTCTTGAAACATATTGGATAGGCAAGCCAAGTGAAGGCAAACGAGGTTATCGTTGTATCCAATGTTCTTGTGCGACCGACCCTGAATTTGGTCGAATAAAGGTGAATTGTTTAATGAATGTTCAACGATAGAAAATTGAGGCTTTTGAATAATGCCAAGACCAACAAAGTATAAACCTGAGTATAATGAGCAAGTGTATAAACTCTGCCTATTAAAAGCATTAGATAAAGATATAGCTGATTTCTTTGAGGTAGAGGAAAAGACAATCAACAATTGGAAGAAAGAATACCCAAAGTTTTTACAGTCCTTAAAAAGAGGAAAGATACAAGCCGACTCAGAAGTGGCTAAAAAGCTATATTACAGGGCTTGTGGTTACTCTCACCCAGAGGATAAGATATTCTGCACTAATGGCGTTGTAACGACCGTGAAGACGATTAAACACTATCCACCTGATACAGCGGCGATATGTTTTTGGCTCAAGAATAGGTCTAAGTGGTCGGACAAACACGACATCAAACTGAGCGGCGAGATAAGTCTGCTGCCGCCCACGATAACGTAATGTATAGAATAGTAATGATAGTGTGTTTGGTGGTCTATGGGGTTGGAATGACGGTTATTGCGGTCTATTTAGGCAGGAGAGGTCGTATATGATACACTGGTTCTTTTTAATACCTGCGGTGGTGTTTGGTATGGTCTTAGGGCTATTGGAAGCGAAGCGCATAATCAAAAAGGTGGCCAGGGAGCAAGGAATTGATGTATAAAGACCCGGACAAGCAGAAAGAGGCTGTGAAAGCAGCGACACAGCGTTATAGGGCTAAAAAGGGCAATAGTGCATTATTAGGCCTTAAACAAGGATTGGAAAACGCACGAGGATTAGCCGTAAGGGATGAACTCTGTGATACCCGACCCGTGATACCCGACCCGTGATACCCTCTGGTGATACTCTGAAAGTGATACCCGAGCGCACAGCCCAAGGCAATATCAGGGTAAGCAAGCCGGGCGACGCCGACTACGAGCCATAGTACGAGACGGCTAAGGCTTTCGTTGAGGGCGCTGGGGCTCTGACACAAGAAGAAAAAGCTGCCAGGTTCAGGACTTTAATTGCTGACAAGCCCAAGCGCGGCAAGGACATCAAGTGCTTCGAGGACCTGCCGCCAGACGCGCAGAGGACTATTGACAGTATGAGCATGGTTGACGGCGCGATAAATAGGACAGTCAAGGCCAGACGTACGGCCATTGCTATAGACTACCAGCACAAGTGCCCGGACAGATACTATTCAACGGGGGTCGCATGAAGACAGTCCAGCTCCAGGCGGAAAGAACTACAAGGCAGAGGCAGGCCTGGGAAGCCCTGGACGACCCGGCTGTGCGCAGGCTGATGTACGGCGGTGCCAAGGGCGGTGGTAAGTCGTGGCTGTTGTGCACCTGGCTGTTCACCCAGGTCTGGGCGATAATGGTCCAGGCCAAGCTGGTGCCGTCCAAGAACCCGCCTCACGTTGCTTGGTTTGGGCGTAAGCAGGCCACCGATCTGACGGGGACCACTTTACAGACCTGGCGGGAGGTAATACCCGAGGAATACTACGAGCTACGCGGTGCGACCGAGCGCGACCCAAAGCATATCCTGATAGCTAACAGGATAGCCATAGACTACGGGGGATTAGACAAGCAGGAGAACATCAACAAGTTCAACAGTGCCGAGTACATCATCATCGCCGTTGACCAGGCCGAGGAGATAACCAAGGACGACATCAGCACTGTCCGGGGCTCTCTGCGGATGATATTATACGATAAGGCTGGCAATCCGGTCGTTCCGAGAGACGACAAAGGCAAAGTCTTATTAGACCAGTACGGCAAACCATATAAACACTGGCCTTACAAGGAGCTATACACCGCAAACCCGCGTCAATGCTGGCTCAAGGACGATTTCATAATGAATCCGGCTAAGAATGCCCGGTTCGTTCCTGCCTTGCCTACGGACAACCCTCACCTGCCGGATGATTACCTTGAGACATTGAACGATGCTTTCGGTCACAGGCCGGAGCTGTTAAGGGCTTATAAGGATGGCGATTGGAGTGCGATAGAGGGCGCAGAGCAGATAATCAAGAACATTTGGATAGAGGAGGCCAAGATGCGGACGTGCTACTCGCCGAGGGTTAAGCGATACCTCGTCTGCGATACTGCCAGGTTTGGGGACGATGAGTGCGTGATACATCTTCGGGAGGATATGGAGATAATAGACAAGGCGGTATTGCCGTATTGCAGTTCCGTCCAGATTAGCAACAAATTAGCTGTAATGTCGAAGCAGAACAACGACTGCCCAGTGGTTGTGGAGGCTTTGGGCGCTGATTTGGGTGCCGCTGTTGTGGACGAGCTGTTGGATTTGGGTATTAAGAGCGTTATATCCTTTAATCCTTCTGCCAAGTCTAACTATGTGAACGCCCAGGGCAAGCCGATATACTTCAATTTGAGGGCTGAGGCGTGGTCTAAGACGGCCAAAGTCTTATCTTCCGGGGTATTGGACGAGGATTCTAATACTTTGGTTGTGTGCAAGAATATGTACCAGTCGTTGCAGACTGAGCTATGCGTTCCTGAGTATAAGTTCAAGAACACTCGGATACTGGTGGAGAGCAAGGAGGCTATCAAGAGCCCTAAACGGCTGGGCAAGAGTCCTGACCACGCGGATTGTTACGTTATCGGGACGTGGGCGTGGGATATGGTGGACTATGTTATAGACGAGTACACTGACGACGTGGGTTATATGCGCAAGAAGAGACGTGAGAGAACGAGAAGTCCTATGAGGATGTGCTAATGGCAAGCGTTCTTATTGATAATTATTATATTGAGTATTCTGTTAGAGATGGTAGCATTAAGGAGTTTACTAAAAACGATAGACCTGTTACCGAAAACTACGATGAAGAACTAATTGCTGTATCTAAGCGTATCATTAAGGCTCAATCTAAGAATATGATAGGTTATTCCGCTTTCATATACAAATTAGTAGAAGAAGGCAAATTGAGGATGTGCTAATGAAACGCAGGGATTTTATGAGATTATGTTTGGCGGCTCCGTTTATGGGGTTGATTAAGGGCAAAAAAGAGCCGAAATATGAGTTTTCTGGCGACCATTCTTCACCATCAATCAGCGCTTCTACATCGATCAGTTCTTCTACGCCAGTTTACGATAATCTTTATCTGACCGAAAAATACAAAAAACAAATAAAAGCAATCGATATTTGGGACAGAAGAACAGGCCAATACAAGAGAATATTCAGGATTCACGCAGCCGTACAAAAACAAAAAAGGTTATTGAGGATGTGCTAAAATGCCGAGCAAACATTGTAGAAAACATACACCAATAGTCTCAAAAGCCCAGCAGAGATTATTTGGTGCTGTACGTGGCGGCAAGAAAACCAAGGCCACAGGATTAAGTAAGGCTGAAGCAGGCCGCCACTTGAGAGAATCAAAGGGTAAGAAATTACCTGAACGCAAGACCCACAACGAGCGTTTGGCCGAAAGGATGACAAGTTAGGAGAAACTATGAAAATAAGCATAACAATCGACCGAGGCCAGACATACAGATTAGATACAGATGAGGGCAAAGAAGCGAAGAAAATCTATAAATCTTTGATTGCCACTAAATTTCCAATGCACATAATGGCTACAAAGAAAGGGGATGAGCCGCAGATATTGTCATATTCAGGCACGGTCGAAGATTTTGTTGTCGCTATGAATACCAAAAGGAAATTTCTTAAAAGCAACCAAACAATAGAGGATAAAAAAACAATGGTAGATGAAATGACTAAGGAGAACCTATGAAACTAACCCCAACACTTGACAGGATAGCGATAGTCAGGGAAAAGAAGGAACAAGTGTCCAAGGGCGGTATTGTCATACCTGGTGACGCCCAGAAGGAGTCTAATTTCGGCCGCGTGGTGGCTGTCGGGCCAGGTGGCTTCAACCAGGACGGCTCAAGGCGTGAGGTATCGGTCAAGGTGGGCGATAGGGTATTCTTTACCGATTACCACGTTACCGGGACAGGCGCTGACGTTGTCATAGTTGACGATGAGGACGTTCTGGCGATAGCGACACCTGAAAAGTTAAAAAGGACTTGACTTGCCTGTGGCTTTATGTTATAATGCGACTATGAAAAAGATAAAATACCTCATAATATTGGTTTTAATGGCCTTGTCGGGCTGTTTGTGGTTTGCCGATAACAGGGTCGTCGTTGATTCGGAGCTGGAATACAGACCTGAGATGTTCAAGCTCGTATTGCCGTATTAAAACCAGTTCCAAAAGGAAATAATAGCGGAGCTGGCCTATCAGGAATATTTGCGTGAAGAATCTAAAAAACAGCCATTATCTATTCTCAGAAATATTTGAAGGAGAAATCTAATGCCGTGCAAGAAAGGTAAGAGAAAGCCCCGCAAGGGGCGCAAAAAAGGTAAATAATGAAAAAGAAAACTCCTGAACAAATAAAGGCAATGGATTTATCGGAATTTGTATCTTATTTGTTTGATATAGCCGAAGATGCTGGTATCAAAAATCCTGGCCTTGCAGTTCTCTTATTTTTAAGAAAAGAATGGCAAAGGTAAGTAAGATGGCTAAGAAAGTAAAGTTGACAAAGGAAAAGAAGGAGGAAATCAAGATAAAGATGCTTGAGTTCCGCGCCGAGGCCGAGGACGGCAACAAGCCCACCTTTACCCGAATGACCCAGAACGAGCGGTTCAAGATAGGAATGCAATGGGACGCTGACGATGAAAACTTCAACGAGGCGCACGGCAAGTTCTCACTGACCATAAACGAGATACTGCCGATAGTGCTTGATATTGCGGGTACACAAGAAGAGAACCCGCTGGACTACAAGGTTCGCAACGTCAAGGGCGGCACTCAGACCATTGCGGAGATACTGACCTCGCTCACCAAGAACGTCATGGACAAATCGATGGGCAGGGAGGAGGCCTCGCGGTGCTTCGAGTCAGGGATTACTTCGGCGAGAGGGTATGTCGGCCTGCTGATAGAATACAACAACGACCCGTTGAACGGGGATTTGGTTATCATCGAATATGACCCGTTTATGGTACTGCCTGACCCGACGTGCAGAACCTACGACTACAACAAGGAAAAGGGCGGCGCGAAGTACGTCATCGTTGACGAATGGGAGGACAAGGGCAAAATCGAGGCCAAGCACCCCAACAGGAAGACGGAGCTCAAGTCCGCCACCTTCGACGTGATGCCCAAGAGCAGGTTCGGGGCGATAATGAGCAGAATGTTCGGCGGCGGCGGCCCTAACCTCCACCTGAAGGACGACTACCGCCACCACGATGAGCACACCTTCAAGGAGGAGATGGAGAAAAACGTCTCCAAGCAGACCAACAATTACCGCGTGTCAACTTATTGGTGGAAGGAGTGGAAAAAGGGAGTTTACGTCCAGAAGATTGACAGTCCTCTGAACTACCTGTCTTTGACCGACCCGAAGGTAATAGCCGAGGCGCGGGAGCTGGCGGAGGCCGACGAGAACCTAAAAATAATCGACAAGGACAGAGACGAAAACCAGTTGACTATTCCCATCCTCAATAAGACCACGATGGTAGGCGACGTCCTGTTGGAACACATCGAAGACCCGTTTGGCGGGATGAACTTGTACCCGATAGTGAGATTCGCGCCGTATTTCGACCACGGTTACGAGTACCCGCCGACCGAGAACCTCATCGGCCCGCAGAAACTCATCAATTTCTCGTTCTCGTCTTTGGTGAACATCCTCAAGAACCTTGCCAATACCGGCTGGAAGGTCGCTAAATGTACGCAAGCGGCAAAGGAATGGCTCGAAGAGCACGGCAGTCAGGACGGAATAGTGGTTGACGAGAGCAAGTTCGGCAGCAAGGTGGAGAAACTTGAACCAACCAGTTTTCCGATCGGGCTTGACATCATCACGGAGCGGGGCAAGCAGAACATGCGCGAGATTTCGCAGGTGCAGCTTGAGGTTCCCGCCAAGAGAGCCGAATCAGGCAGGGCGTTGGCGATACGCGAGCAGCAGTCGGTAAAGACCAAGGGAATTATATTCAGGAACTGGAACCAGACCAATATCCTAATCGCAAGGGTAATGGTCGAGATAATCCGCAACACCAATATATTCTCGGACGACGAGATAATGGCGGTCATCGACGAGGAGGATTTGCTGGACGAGAAGATTTTAGACCAGGCCAAGGGCTTGATTA